AAGCTGAAGGGGGAGTTGATCGAGCGCGCCCGCGCGCTGGCGCTGGTGTTCCGCCTGGCGCGGGAGGAACGGGACGCGTGGGTGAACTGGCCTGCACGCGCGGCGGCGCTGATGGCGGCCGAGCTCGGTGTCGAGCCTGCCGCCATGCAGAAGGTTCTTGAGAAACATGTACGCGCCCACCTCGACGAACTCGCCGAGGTCCGGCCCGACTTCCGGTGATGATGATGGCCTGACGGACTTCGACGGCGCGGGCGAGATCCTGCGCGCCTGGGGCAACGGGCTGCGGCCAGACCCCGACCTGACCGTGTCGGAATGGGCGGACAGGCACCGGATGCTTTCGGGCCGCGCCTCGGCCGAACCCGGGCGATACCGCACGGTGCGCACGCCCTACATGCGCGAGATCATGGACCGGCTGTCGCCCGGCGATCCCACCCAGCGGGTCGTATTCATGAAGGCCGCGCAGGTCGGCGCGACGGAGGCGGGCAACAACTGGATCGGGTTCGCCATCCACCAGGCGCCGGGGCCGATGCTGGCGGTCCAGCCCACGGTCGAGCTGGCCAAGCGCAACTCGCGCCAGCGGATCGACCCGCTGATCGACGAGAGCCCCGAGTTGCGGGAGCGGGTCAAACCCGCCCGGTCGCGCGATGCGGGCAACACGATGCTGTCCAAGGAGTTCGCGGGCGGCATCCTGATCATGACCGGGGCCAACTCGGCGGTCGGGCTGCGGTCCACCCCGGCGCGGTACATCTTCCTCGACGAGGTCGACGCCTATCCAGCTTCGGCCGACGAGGAAGGCGATCCGGTCACGCTGGCGGAGGCGCGCTCGCTGACCTTCGCCCACCGGCGCAAGGTCTTCCTCGTCTCGACGCCCACCATCCGGGGGCTGTCGCGCATCGAGCGCGAATACGAGGCCTCCGACCAGCGCCGGTATTTCGTGCCGTGCCCGCATTGCGGCGCGATGCAGTGGCTGAAGTTCGACCGGCTGCGCTGGCAGAAGGGCCGGCCGGAGACGGCGGAATATCACTGCGAGGGCTGCGACGCGGCAATCGCGGAACACCACAAGACGGCGATGCTGGAAGGCGGCGAATGGCGGGCGACGGCCGTCGCCGCTGACCCGACCACGGTCGGGTATCACCTCTCGGCGCTCTATTCGCCGATCGGCTGGCTGAGCTGGGAGCGGATCGTGCGGGCATGGGACGCGGCACAGGGGTCGGACGAGGCGATCAAGGCATTCCGCAACACGATCCTCGGCGAGACCTGGGTCGAAACCGGAGAAGCGCCCGACTGGCAGCGGCTCTACGACCGGCGCGAGCGCTGGACATCCGGCACGGTGCCTGCGGGCGGGCTGTTCCTGACCGCAGGCGCCGACGTCCAGAAGGACCGGATCGAGGTCGATGTCTGGGCCTGGGGTCGCGGACTGGAAAGCTGGCTCGTCGATCACGTCGTGATCGAGGGCGGACCGGACCGGCACGACGCGTGGTCGGAACTGACCGCGCTGCTCGACCGGTCGTGGCCGCACGAGCGTGGCGCACATCTCAGGATCGCGCGGCTCGCCATCGACACCGGCTACGAGGCCCCGGCGGTCTATTCCTGGTCACGGGCGCAGGGGTTCGCGCAGGTGTCGCCGGTGAAGGGCGTCGAGGGGTTCAACCGCTCGAGCCCGGTGTCGGGGCCGACATTCGTCGATGCGACCGAGGGCGGCAAACGCCTGCGGCGCGGGGCGCGGCTCTGGACCGTGGCGGTGTCGACCTTCAAGGCCGAGACCTACCGCTTCCTGCGGCTGGCGCGGCCAACAGACGAGGACACGGTCGACGGAGCCGCGTTTCCGCCCGGCTCGGTGCACCTGCCGCATTGGGTCGAGAACGAATGGCTGAAGCAGTTCGTTGCCGAGCAGCTGGTGACGGTGCGCACCAAGCGCGGCTTTGCCCGGCTGGAATGGCAGAAGCTGCGCGAGCGCAACGAGGCGCTGGACTGCCGGGTCTATGCCCGCGCCGCCGCCTGGATCGCGGGCGCGGACCGCTGGCCCGACGAGAAATGGCGCGACCTCGAGGATCAGCTCGGGGCGGCCCCCACCGACACCGATCCTGCCGGGCAGATCAACCGGCCGGGACAGGCCCCGCAGGGCAAGCGCCGCTCCGACTGGCTCGGGCGGCGCGGAGGATGGTTTTGAACATGACCGACTGGACGGAAACCGAGCTCTCGGCGCTGCGCCGCGCCTATGCCAGCGGCACGACCCGGGTCAGCTATGACGGCAAGTCAGTGGACTACGGCTCGGCCGAGGACCTGCTGGCCCGCATCCGCACCATCGAGCGCGCCATCGCGGGGATCACACGGCCGCTGCCAGTCGCGGGGCTTGCGGGCTTCTCGCGCGGGGATCGCTGATGTCGGCGACCTGGTTCGATCACGCCATCGCCACGGTGGCGCCGCGCATGGCCGCGCGCCGCGTCATGGCGCGTCAGGCCTTCGAGACCCTGACGCGGGGCTATGACGGGGCCGCGCGCGGGCGGCGCACGGAGGGCTGGCGCGCGCCGGGATCCTCGGCCGACACCGAGATCGGCGTCGCCGGGGCGCTCCTGCGCGATCGGATGCGGGATCTGGTGCGCAACAACCCGCATGCGGCCAAGGCCGTGGCGGTGCTGGTCAACAACATCATCGGCGCGGGCATCATGCCGCGCGCCGCCAGCGGCGACGACAAGCTCGACCGCAAGGTCGACGCGCTGTTTGAACGCTGGACGGCGGAGTGCGATGCCGACGGCCAGCTCGACTTTTACGGGCTGCAGACGCTGATCTGCCGCGAGATGGTCGAGGCGGGCGAGGTCCTGGTCCGCCGCCGCCTGCGGCGATCCTCGGACGGCCTGCCGGTGCCGCTGCAATTGCAGGTGCTGGAGGCCGACTTCCTCGACGCCACCAAATCCGGCGCCATTGGCGCGGGCCGCCTCGTGCAGGGGATCGAGTTCGACCCAGTCGGCAAGCGCCGGGCATATTGGCTCCATGCCGAGCATCCGGGCGACGCCTACGGCGCCTTGCAGAACGGGCTGCAGAGCCGCCCGGTCCCGGCGACCGAGATCGCCCATGTCTACGAGAAGCAGCGCACGCAGGCGCGCGGCGTTCCCTGGGGCGCGCCGGTGATCCGCAGCTTGCGCGATCTCGACGATTACGAGGTGGCGGAACTGGTCCGCAAGAAGACCGAGGCCTGCGTCACCGCCATCGTCTTTGGCGACGACGAGGCCCAGCAGGGCATCGCGCCGTCGGTGGTCGACGCCGACGGCAACAGGGTCGAGCAGTTCGAGCCGGGGCTGATCGCCTACGCGCGCGGCGGCAAGGACATCCGCTTCAACCAGCCTTCGGCCACGGGCGGTTACGGCGAATACAAGCGCGCCAGCCTGCACACGATCTCGGCCGGGTTCCGGGTGCCCTACGAGCTGCTGACCGGCGATCTCAGCCAGGTCAACTATTCCTCGATCCGGGCGGGGCTGGTCGAGTTCCGGCGCCAGATCGACGCCGTGCAGTGGCAGTTGTTCATTCCGATGTTCTGCGCGCCGGTCTGGCGGTGGTTCACGGAAGCGGCGTGGGCGGCGGGGCAGATCCCGTCGCCCATCGTGCCGGTCGAATGGTCGCCGCCGAAGTTCGAGGCGGTCGATCCGCAGAAGGACGCGATGGCGAACCTCCTGTCGATCCGCTCCGGCACCATGACTCTGGCCGAGGTGATCGCGAAACAGGGCCGCAACCCGGATGCGGTGCTGGCAGAGATCGCCGCGACCAACGCCAAGCTCGACGCGCTGGGGCTGGTGCTCGACAGCGACCCGCGCCGCGTCACCAAGACCGGCAGCGCGCAGTCTGCAGGCAATATCGGAGACGCAGACAGTGACGCCCAGCCGATCAATTCCGAATGAACTTCAAACTCAAAGCGCGGCGCGAAGTTCAAGCCTTTGGTTCGACGGAAGCAGGTCAGCTACCGCCAGCATGAGGTCAAGAAGCCGCCGATCCTCATCGGCCTGTGAGATCGTTTTCCGGTGTTCAGGACGGAGAACCATCAAGCGGACTTTCTGCGACTCGCCGCCTCGAGGGCGCTTACCAAATTCAGCCAGCCAATCCGTGAGCTGTTCGAACAGCTCCTCATATGCAGGGGTCCCGAAGCGCAGTTCTTCGAACCACTTGGAGAGAGCGTGCTCAGTGTTCCGGCCATCAAGCGACTTGTAATCGCGAAGATAGTCTTCTGGAGTCAGGCCTTCATAGCCGACAAACTTCGAAAAACCGAAGAGTGGTTTGTCTCCATCGTCCAGGACATAGAAAGCATGAGCCTGTCCCAGCCGATCCGCGAGTTCCGAATGCTGGTGCAGGTTTTCGTTCAATGTCCGGATCGCGTCGAGCGCACTGTCGAGTCGTGTGACAAGGTTTGGCATCGGTGTCTCCCATCTAAACCATCTACCTACGATCTAGATGATTAAGGCGCTCATGTCAATCTAGATCATCTAGATCGCAGGTAGATAATCGTTGGGATTGACGAGGCCGGATGTCCGGCGACGAACTGAGGATGCATCCATGGACACGATGATCGAACTGCCGGCCATGCGCCGGTCGGCGGAGCTTGCGCCGAACACGGCCGATGCCGACAGCCGCACCGTCGAGGTGGTCTGGTCGGCCGGGGCCCGCGTTCGCCGCGCCACCTTCTTCGGCGAGCCCTATGACGAGGAACTGAGCCTCGACCCGGCCCATGTCCGGCTCGACCGGCTGAACGCGGGCGCGCCTTTCCTGAAGGTGCACGAACTCGACACGCTCGATGCGGTGATCGGCTCGGTCGTGCCGGGCTCGGCCCGGATCGAGAACGGCCGCGGCATCGCGCTGGTGCGCATCTCCGAACGCGCCGACGTCGAGCCGATCTGGCGCGACATCCAGGCCGGGCACATCCGGGCGGTCTCGATCGGCTATCAGGTCCACCGCTTCGAGGTCTCGAAGCCCGAGGCCGCCCGCGAGCTCTGGCGCGCCGTCGACTGGACACCGTTCGAGATCTCCGCCGTCGCCGTCGGCGCCGATCCCGCTGCGGGCTTCCGCGCCCAGCATCCCCTTCACGACTGCGTCCTCCACCGCCGGGACGCCCCTTCAAGCACGAAAGGACCGATCCCGATGACCGACAAGACCCAGACCCCGGCGCGCGACGCCGCAGCCCCCGCCACCACCCAGCCGACCGCGCCGGTCGAGACCGAGGACACCCCAATGACCGAGCCGAAAGCGGCTGCGCCCGACCCGAAGGTCGCCGCAGTGGAAACCCGCACCCAGCCGAAGCTTCAGAATACCGATGCCCCCGCGGCGCCCGACACCGAGGCAGTCGCCACCCGCGCCCGCGAGGCGGAGCGCGACCGGGTCTCCACCATCTACGATCTCGCGGGCCGCCTGAATCTCGAGCGCGGCTTCGCCGAGGATCTGGTCAAGCGCGGCGTCAGCGTGGACGAGTCCCGCCGCCTGATCCTTGATCAGGTCGCGGCCAAGTCGGACGAGACCCGTACCTTCCCGCATGTCTCCGTCCCGCTGGGCGGCCGGGACGAACACATCACCCGTCGCGACGCGGTGGCGAATGCGCTGCTGCACCGCTACAGCCCGACGCTGTTCCAGCTGGAGGATGCCGCGCGGCAGTATCGCGGCATGACCCTTCTGGAACTGGCCCGCGAGAGCCTCGGCAACGCCGGGGTCAACACGCGAGGCCTGTCGCGCGACGAGGTGGCGACGCGGGCGCTGCATTCGACTTCGGACTTCCCCGAGATCCTGTCGGCGGTCACAAACAAGACCCTCCGGCAGGCCTATGAGGCCTATCCCCGCACCTTCATGCTGTTCTGCCGCCAGGTGCTGGCCACCGACTTCAAGGCGATGCACCGTGTCCAGCTCGGCGAAGCGCCGCAGCTGCTCGAGGTCGGCGAGAGCGGCGAGTTCAAGCGCGGCACGCTCGGGGAGAGCAAGGAGAGCTACAAGGTCAAGACCTATGGCCGGGTGGTCGCGATCACCCGCCAGACGCTGATCAACGACGATCTCGACGCCTTCACCCGGATCCCGGCGATGTACGGCAACTCCATCGCC